GAGAGGGGGAAAGGAGCGTCACCGGCAACATTCCCCTCTAAAAAACCCGCGCCCTTGAGCTTGTTGCAGAGAGCACAGCATGCTTTCAAATTCAAAGGATGATCAGTCCCGCCCAACATACGAGACACAACATGATCAACCTCAGTGGCAGGTGCACCACAGTACTGACAGCGCCACTGATCCCTGATCAGTACTGCTGCACGTACCTTCCTCCATGCCCTAGTGCTAGCCCACTTCATAGGTACTGTATACAGGGAAGATGGTACTGAGCAGTGTCCCTACCCCTGAGTACGGTAAGTCGTCACTGCTGCTGAGGAAGGGCCACTGGTGATAGTCAAGTACCCCTGCCCTAGCCATTACCTTGCAATCTTCCTTCTGTTCTCCACCCATGTAGCCCACATTACCGATCACGCTTCTCAGGGACAGGGCCTCTATCCCGCTCCCTATCTCAAGAGCCTTTGTGACGTGGGCCTTATACATAAGCATGGGCAAGTGCAGCTCATAGGACAGGGAATCCTTGAAGCCCCACTCCTGGAGCAATAGCTCTGTGGCTACCATCCCTCTCCAGTAAGCCCCTGTGTGTTTCGTCCTCCGGTATCTTTCGATCATGGCCTTGAATGGTCCTGCATGCATGACCGGGATACTGTCCATCGGCTCCATGATGTAGAAGTCATCGTTGAACAGATAGAACGGATCACTGAGGTGGGACAAGGCAGCAGCGATATTGGCTCTGACGTTAGCCCAGTGTGACCATGAACGATCCTGTTCCCTGTTGACCGCGATCACGTTAGTAGCCCAATTCGGTATGAAGCCCGACAGGATCACGTTGCCATGAGGCACATTGCTCAGGGAGCGTAAGGAGTACCTGAGCTCATCGTTGTAATGGCCCCGCCTGACCGGGTACAGGACATCAGGATTCATGGCAGAGGCTTGATATGGGGATCATTGGCCCTGCTGCCCCTCCACAGAAATACCTGTGGGTTCCACAGGATGCTCCTGCCGGCTGCATCCCGGATGCTCACTCCCTCATGGACATGCGGACCTGTGGCAGAGCCGGTCATGCCGACCTCACCGATCTTCCTGCCACGCTGCACGGTCATACCCACCTTGCAAGTGATCCGGTGCAGATGATTGACGCTGTACATGGTGCCAGGCCGTATCTCCACCTCAACCTGATTGCCACTGATCTCGTCTTTCCAGCCGGCGAAGATCACCTTGCCCTTCTCCATGGCCAGCACGGGCGTGCCCAATGGAGCGGCACGATCAATGCCCGGGTGGAAGTGGAGGTGCATATGAGCGCCAGGATATTCGAGCCAATAGGCTGACTCGCCCAGGTGCCACATCTTCGGTTCGCGTGAAGCTACCGTGGCATCGGCAGGGCCGAAGGGCTGGGTAACGCGGGCAAACCGGACGCTTCGTCTGAGTGCCATGGTCTCACCTCAGTGGGAAGTAGATCGAAGCAGATGGTAACGCCTGGGATCACGATGCAGGGCGTGGGTTCAACCGTGGGCACGGTCAGGGATGGCAGGACCGTAGGCAGTGGCTGCACCGTGGGCAGCTCGGTAGGCTGAGGAGCCCCTGAATCCCCCAGGGGGGCAGTAGGCAGTGGAACAGGCTCTGTGAGGCTCTCAGACGGCTCAGGAGGCACCGAAGGGGCAGGAGTGGGGGATAGTGCCTTTTCACTATTCGTGGGCCGTACAGAGGCTCTCTGTGAGGGCAGGGCCGCAGCGGTAGCAGTGGGCAGGGTCTCTGGCTCCAGGACATAGAGCACGCTGCTGCCGGCCATGAGCAGCACACCGCACAGGAGCAGCAGTCCTGACCGGATGACTGCCAGCATGATCAGTTGCCGGTGATCATCCGGTAGAAGGTGAAGACGATCAGCAGGGTAAGCGCCAGGACCCCCTCCACCATCAGGATCACGAGCAGGGCGTCAGTGATCTTCTCTCTCATCGAGCGTTACTTTCGCGAGTCATCATGGCAATCCCAGGAATCCTCTGATGAATGGAGCTGCCACTGGCAGGATGAATACCAGCAGCGCGATTGCCCCCAGCAGCATGGTGACCCTGACCGTGAGCTTGTCAACGGCCTGCTTCAAGTCCCGGAGCTCTGACTGCACCCGGTCCTCATACCGATGCTGCTGCACCTCTGTCCACAGGTCAGGGTGATAGTGATTGCTCGGGCCACGGGTCATTACTCAATCGTGAGGGATGGCCTCAGGACCTGTCTCAGGAACCTTGATCGAGCCGTAGATACTGCCCAGCGTCTCAGCCGCGTAGGCAGTCAGCGCAGCTGCTCCTGCCGCGATCATGACCGGATCACCAGTCGTGTAGCCCACTACAGCCAGCACTGACACCGGGAACACGCGCCCCAGAAGGTGCTTGCGAACAAAGGCCGCAACAGCATCGAGACTGAACACCCCATCGCGGAGAGCAGCAAACGTGCCAAGGGCAAAGTCAAGGAATGCCGCTACCAGAGCCCCCTTGACCGCCAGGCCGGCGGTAGACGCCAGGAATGCTTGAATGTCCATGGCCTGAGGTTACCACCCCTTAGGCGGTATCCACCTTGTCTGAGTGTGCGTCAAGCCATGATCCTGCCCAGTGATGAGCCATGAAAGCCCACGGCGTAGCCACCTTAGAAACATTGCCCCGTTCCTCCTTGTCGCGGTAGTGGTACGGGTAGAACGCACCAGGAGGCAGTAAGAGCACATCGGGCCGATTGGGCAATAGCGCAGTCGTCACCCCCGGACCGGACCTCCAGGCCCCGTACTTGAGCTCTTTCAGGGCAAGCGTGATCATGTCCCGGATGAGGGGATGCTCGGGCTCTGCCCCGATCACGGCATCAGGAACCGTATTGCGGTCTTCCCAGCCAGCGAACAGGTGCGCGCCCAGCAGGGGCTCCAGGCTGCGATACGGCTCACAGTCGGAGTCAACGTAGATGCCTCCCCAACGGTACAGGGCCTCGAGCCTGATCAGGCCCGCCAGCTGTGCACCGGAGGTGCACTGATCCCACCCAGGAGCGGTCAGGGGCCAATCTAAGGCGTTCAATGGGTCCCGGTGGGTCATAAGACTCCAACCGGGATGCAGGGCCGCAAATCGCTTCCAGTAGCCCTCTACCTCTTTCGTCGTCTGCTCGGGTACTACCCGGTGCAGGATGCGCGGGATATTCTCAATCCTGACTCGGGGCAGGGCTACTGGTACTTCCCCGGCCAGTAAGCCCCGAGTCACTTCCTTGTTGCCCAGGGCTGCCCGGTACGCTTCCATGCGGGAGCGGTTGGCTTGATAGGAGGGAGTGCCCCGCTTGCCCTCTGGGGCAGTGGGGTGCCACAGATGCCAGAGCTCACCCTGCACCTTCTGAATGGTATTGCCGGTCAGGGTTTCGTAGGCAAGAGCAAAGGCTGAATCTTCAAAGCCCCAGCCCTCAAACTTCTCATCGAATCCCCCCAGCTGATCCCATACCGATCGGGGAATGGCAATCGCGGATGAGGCCATATCGTTGTAGGTCTTGGCAATGTATTTGCGCCATGACCCCTGATCCCCCTGCATGATCTTCTCAGTGCCTTTCTGATTCAGGTTGTGCCTGCGTGAAAAGGCAAGGTAGATGCGCTGCTCATCGTGGGCCCGTTCCAGGGCCTCTGCCACCTGCTCAGGGTCACAGATCACGTCTGAGTCAATGACCAGAGCAACGTCCCAATCATTCGGCTTGTGGGCTGCAACGTTCAGGGCAGCTGATCGGTTGAACAGGCCGGAGTAATGGAATCCCTCATAGATAGGCAACCCTACCTCAGCCTCCCACCAGTGCCGGCACCAGTCCCACAGCCTGTCCCGATGGCCTCCGTCCTCGCGGCGGGGTACCAGGATCACAGCACGCATGCTGCCTGCCTCCCCAGCCACAGCGTGTATTCAGGGGGAATGGCCTCCTTGAGGCTTTTCCAGGGCATCCAATCTATGCCCATGGCCTGTTGTCCCTCTTCCAGTGTCTCAGCCGTCTTGCCCCCTTGCGGGATGCTGTCCCCCATCACGTGATAGACACCGATCGGCCTGCCCTGCTCCTTGTGCCGGCAAGGCCCGTGATCTACCAGAGGCAGATTGCTCTCAAAGAGCCTGTGCCGGCGGACTCCCAGGTTGAACGTGCTGCCGCACAAGGTCAGGGGATCGTGCAACGGGGCCCCTCTGACATTCTCAATGATGTAGGGCAGGCCCGATGCCTCAAGCAAGGGCCTCAGGGGAGTCAACAGGTCAACCGTACTAGCCTGCTTGCCCTGAGCCCGGGCCAGATTGCCAGTGATGCTGAAAGCCTGACAGGGAGGGGAGGCATGAATCAAATCGAAATACTGCACGATGCTCTGCCCTAGACCGTCAAGCCATTCAAAGGCATCCCCCTGATTGAATCGAAAGGGATAGTCGGGCTGGGGCTTAGTGTCTATCCCCCAAACCTCAAAGCCTGCCCGGTGGTAGCCCATCGCCGCACCCCCGGCCCCGCAAAACAGGTCTAGGACCCTCATGCCAGCCTCCGCTCTATCTCAGGCCAGTCAGACGGTTTCCAGGTATGCACCTCGACCGCTGCCTGCTCAAGCGTCAGCAATACCCTGCGCTGTATGGGAGTGGGGTACTTGCCCTCTGCCTTGAGCTCTACCGCGATCAGGTCAGAGCCCCGTATCAGGATCAGGTCAGGCCAGCCAGGGCCTAGGGAGCCTGACACAGGGGTACGGTACCGGCCCCGCTCAGTGAGCCCGGGCTGGATATGCATGAATTCCCAGCCCCGCATAACCGCGTAGTCAGTCACCTGGGCCATGAATAGGGCCTCAGTCTGAGCCTGCTGATAGAGCTTCACGATCCTTCCGGCTCCGCAGCGGGAGCGGCGAGGGAGGCGAGGATGCGGTTCAGGTCATATCCACAGGTTCCACCACAGTGATAGCGGGCGTGGTCCTCTAGCCGTCCATTAGTGTCCTGATGCTTCTGCATCGCCGCTGCCAGCATCGGCTCGTTGACGATGGCGAAGCCTGCGGCGGCTAGGCGCTCGACGGTGGCCTTCCAAATGTGCGGCGGGATTTCGGAGAAGCGACCGCGTTCCATGAGCACGTAACGGTACGCCTCGGCCAGGGCCGCTTGCGGGGTCTTCTCAGTCATGTCTCACCTCTAAGTATGCAGGGCTGGCAGGCTGATCCGGATCATGGCAGGACACACGAGCGAGTGATCCTTGCTCCCCAGGGCCTACCAGCCCTGTTCAATAGCCTAGCGCGGGATGCCGGGCTGTGCCTGTGCCGGTTCCACGTAGGCAGTCAGGCTCTGCACCTTCGGGAAGCCGTTGTCCCCCTTCGAGACCGTGATCAGCACCATCTTGCCGATAGGGTCCTCGATGGTCTCTCCGGACTGGGGAGCCGTACCCAGCAGAGCCGTGAGCCACGCATAGCTTTTCGTCTTCGGGCTAGTCCCCATTGAGCTCGTGGCACTGATCGGTACCAGCGTGCCGTCTACGTCAATCAGGAAGCTCCACAGGCGGTACTTGTCAGGCGGTTGACCGTTGAAGCCCACTGTGGCCTGCTCGATGGTGACTGACTCCAGCGTTCCCTTATACGTGCCCGGAGGAATGTCAGGTCCTCCGGCGGTAATCTCGAATGGCATGGTAATCCTTTCATGCGTTCAGGTCCTGGTGCTTAGGGTCCTCACCCGTATACAGGGGCCTTACTCCTATATACAGGTACTGTCTTATGCGTCAGGTACCTGTGTCTTTGGGTCCTCTTTCACAATGGCCTTGTTCAGACTGCTCCGGGTGAACCTCCCTTCACTCTTCCACTGCCACAATTCAAGGGCTGCCAGGAACGCTAGATAGTCCCTGTCAGTGGTGGGATATTCCACCAGTCTCCAGCCCTGCTGCATGGGGCCCTCATACTGATCCGGTCTCAGGTGCAGTACAGCAGTGTGCTGAACCTGTGGCATGGGATACAGGGTCGGATCATTGGGCAGGACAATGTACTCCGCATGGGCATAGGCCGAGAGCTGTAGCCCGTACTCCGCGTAGTAGCCCTTGCCAGTCTTGATATCAAGCAGCCATAGCTCATCCCACAGGCTCAGGATCAGGTCATAGGTCCCGCAGTAGGCCTCGGTCTTCGACCATACTGCTTTCTCCGATGAGATGATCCTGCCCCCACGAGCCTCCAGGAAGGCCAGGAATCCCCGAAAAGCCTCAAGGTAGGGGAATGCCTCAGGAGACACCTCAAAGGCCTTAGCGTCGCTCTCAGAGGCTCTGGAGGCCATATCCGCCAGGAGGTGCACACCGCTACCCAGCTTGGCAGCGTTATCCCTGATCGCATCGGGGAATCTCTTGAGGAAGGCAATGCCCTCCTCCAGTGGCTTGCCGATCAGCTCCGGTAAGTGGGTCATGGCACTGAGCGCAATCTGATACTTCATCCACTCCAGCAGAGCTGGCTTGTGCAGCACGTCCAAAGCAGTGGTGACTGAGGGAAAGGGGCCCTGGCCGTTGACCCAGTACCTGTGATCCTCAGTCATGTAGAGACCGGGGATTGACTGCGCCCCGGTGAAGGGGCTAGTCTCTGCCTCTCCTCTTTGAGGGGGTCCCCCGGTAAGAGAGGGAGCCGTCACAGGACCGTTGCCTGTGGCGGCTTTCTCGTTGTTGGTCATCGTTCGCAAGCCTCGAGCTCATGCATGCTGCTGTGGTAATGCTCATTGCTCTGCCGGTAATGGTGGCAGTAGTGGGCCTGTCGGTCCTTTGCGAATGGCGCTGGGACACGGGTACCTTGGCTCTGTGGCCTTCCAGCATCAGGATGAGGGGATTCACCATCCCGCCAGTATTCAGCCCATTCTGGCCGCATTGGTGCGGGCCGTGGCTTGGTCATCAGTAGCAGTCCCGACCACAGATCCCGGGACGGTCCCCGGGCACAGCCTGCACCACGATCGCGACTCCGACCCACAGGACCGATATCAGGACACAGGCCAGTAGGACGTTCAGGAACCCTCTGACATACCTCATCGCGCCGCCTCCTCATCGCGGAACGTCTTGGCGAGCCACAGAGCGGCGTACTCAATCCCCGCCTTCTCCTGCTCGCTGCTACCCGGTAGTACGCCGTCCTTCATGGCGAGGATGTACCGCTCCATCGTGGCGCGGCGCTCGGCGGCGAGGGCTTCACGCAAGAGCGCCTTGCGGTCGTCATAGTTGATGTGATTACCGTTGCCGTCGGACTCGTCCCACAGGGACGCTTCCAGCCGCTCCGCTGCCTCGTTGCTCACAGTCCGCCCACTGAGCCAATGAAGGCCCACAGCAGAATCAGGATAACGACAATCAGTAGCCCGAATATGAATCTCACTGTGGCAGTCTCCTCACCTCTGTGACAGGTTGCCTGTCACGCTATGCTCACCTCTGGCCCCTGCTCCCGTACTCACCTCCGGGAGCAGCGGGCCACTTCTATGACCCTACGCCTACTGTCAAGCAGTTGTCTAGCCGATCCGGTGAATCCAGAAGCGACAACCCGTATCCCAGGTAGTAGTACCGGCTGATGCACACTTCACTGTCAGGATATCTCCCACCGTGAGCACGGCATCGGCACTAACCGTGAGCTGTACACCTCCCGCTGCCAAGGCGGCTGAGTCCTGCTGAGCAGCGGGAAGGTCGGCCCCATTGTTCTGAATGTACAGGATGTACTTGCCGGCGGTAATGGTGCCGTTGCTCTTGATGAAGGCTCCGACGTGGTACTTGCCAGTGGCAGGAATCACCATGTTGCCGGTGTTGCTGCCGGTGTCGTGATAGGTGCCGGTGTCGTAGTCCTCCTGATCCCACAGGAAGGTGCTATTGGTGGCCCGCGACTGCGTACCGCTGTTTTTCACCTTGCAGCCTGAGAAGGTAGAGGACAGAGCCTGAAGGTCAGTCTCAGTGCCGCTGCTGTTAGTCAGGCTGAGGTGATGGCTGGTGCTGTCGATGTACAGCCGCTGCTTCCCGGCAGCAGGCGCAGAAGGCTCTGTGCCCTCTGTGATCAGCAGGCTCGGGAATGCGTTATCTGATGCCTTAGTCATTAGGGGTCACCATACACAAGATCATCCTGTGCCTCATTCTGAATCAGGTCAGCGAACACGAGCGGGGTGCTGGGGGTATCGCTGATCAGAATCTCACCGATGCCGGTGCCAGAGGGAAGGGCATCAATCCGATCCTGAATCTCAGCCAGTGCCCCTTCCACATCAGTAGCCGTGAAATTGCTGCCAGTGTCCAGGACACTGATCGCGCTGGCGTCATGAGCATCAGCCGTGTCAGTGATATGCCCCTCTGCCACGCCATCAGACGCATGGACATGATCACAGCGTGCAGCCCGGGCAGAGGTACCGGAGGCACCTTCGCTGCCCACCGGCTCTGGTACGTCACCCTCAATGCCTCCGGTACCAGGGTCACTGACAACCGTACCGATGCGTATCTCATCGAAGCTGCAAGCCGTGCCCTGCTTACCGATGCAAAATGAGGTGGTACTGGCCGGGGTGACGTAATCGGCACTGGCATATACCCAGCCGCTATGCCCGGTTGAGAGCACATGCTCAGCCAGCTTGTTGGCATTGTTGCCAGTACTGCCAGCCGCTTGATTGAAAAAGCCGATCTTGAAGCCGTTGGTACCGGCTACATCCTTGACCCAGCCGCTGATCCTAACCGTGACGCCGGCAGAGACAGCGATGGTATTGCTCCACTCCTCGGGGCTGCTGGCCTTGAAGTAGTAGTGACTGGTACCGGCTGCGCCTCCGGCCTGATTGCTCAGAATGCCGGTCCAGGTCAGAGTGTCCCCTCCGTCGCTGTCGGCATTGAATGCCTTGACCGGAGTCACGGTTTCAGAGGGAGGGGTACCGGGTACGTCAACGTGACACAGGGGCGGGCACTTGCAGCCGCCACCGGCCCCGTTGCCGGGGCTGCTGCTGGCCGAGGATTGACTCGGAGAGCCTGAGAATCCGGCCCGCTCCATGTTGAGCTTGACCTTGATATCCCAGCTCTTCGCCTTGGCATCGGCTGAGGCATCGGAGCCGGCAGGCCCTAGATCAAGCTCCAGGCCCGTGACAAGCTGATCGGCGTTGTTGTAGTCGAGCGGGCTGTGGGTACTGCCATCGGCAGTGGTATCCAGGGCGATGGTATTGCCCAGCCAAATGGGACCGTCAGGAGCAGGGAAGTAGAGCCCTGTCGCCTCTGAGGCACCGGGCAGTATCTCGACTGTTATCTGCTGATCGCCATTGTCCTGACGCCTGATCCAGCGCAGCCCCGCTTTCTCGAGGATGTCCTCATTGGAGGAGCGGGTGTACTCGATCTTCGCCCACTTGACGTAGTTACCACTGCTCCAGGTGGGCTTGACAGCAATCTTCCAAGTACCGTCTTTGCCCTCCACGATCACATGATTAGCCTTGCGGATGCCTACCCCAGAGACCGTCAAGGAGTCATTGGCAATGTTGACCCCCTCCCTGAGCAGTCCCACCCCGGCCCCGAAACTGGAGCCTGACACGTCAGAGCCGTAGGACTGCGCCGCATTCAGCAGATAGGTGGGATCGCTCTCAGTACCTAGGTCAATCCAGGTATACAGGTCAGACAGGTCCTCAAGGTCCCAAATAGCCTGCAGCGCACTGGTACCGATCGGTATCTCGTACGTGTCGGTGTCAGCGATCGTGTCAGCCCAGGTCGTACCGTTAGTGTCAACCGTGCTGCTGAACGATCGGGTCAGGTCCGGCAGGGCCTCATCCACTGCCGCCGCCGCCTCGTCAAATATCTTGTTGAGAATGCGGCCAGAAGTGGCGGACTCGTTCCAGCGCCATACCCCATTCGTCAGGTCCAGATTCCAGCCGGTACCGATATGCTGCTGCGTTCCCAGCCGGTAGCGATCAAGGTATTGCTTAGGACCGGGACCCCCGATCACGAGCTCTTCAGCGCCTATCTCGTCACGCTGAATAACATCGAGCTCCCGCTTCTGGAGCACACCCCCGTAGTACCAGTTTGTGTCACTCCAGGCATGCACCATGAAGCGCACGAATACCTCAGGGTCAACTGCACCGGAGCCGAACAGGGCAAAGCCCCAGGCCCGCGCCAGAGTCAGCTCCCAGCCGCCTAGTCCGTTCAGGTCAGGAGTGAGCTTCAAGCCCTTGAGGAATGTGTCCTCATCGGTAATGGTGAGGATCGGAGTGCCGTTGATATCGGCAGGGTCAAAGAAGCTGACCGTTACATTAGGAGCCATCTAGCCAATGGTCCAGGTCGTAGTGAGGGACTCCAGCTCAATAGTCAGGAGCTGCAGTGGAGCAAAGGGGTAGGACTGAATCTTGCCCGGTGCCACATTCCTGACCCGGCACTCAATCTCTGCCGTATCGCCCCCCGGCAGGCCCAGGTAGCCGTTAGACAGGCGCAGCGTGCCACTGGCCGTATCAGGATTCAGCACGGCCATAACAGCAGTCATGTTCGCATTGAAGTCCTCCAGGCGGGTCTGAGGGGTATTGCCTGAACCCTTGACGAAACCGGCCAGAGGGATGATCAGGATATCGGGGCGACGGTTCCCTTCCTGCCGGCCTGCCAGCTTTGGCACGATCCAATCCCGACCCCTCACGTCTGCCGGGGTCAGGTAGCCCTCAATCAGGTCAATGCAGATATCGTCGTCCTCGCCTGACAGGCCGAAGTCCCGGTATTCAAGCAGGCCCATCAGAAGCCCTCCAAGAAGGCAATCCGGTTGTTGACCCGGATCAGGTCATCTTCATTCCGAATGAAGGGGTCCTCTCCCTTGACTTCAATATGCGAATGGAAGTGGGTCTCCCCCAGCGGTCCCTTATTGAGTGGCAGTACCGCCTCAGGACCTGACTCACCGATCAGGGCAAGGGTTGGACTGTCAATGATGCCGCCCTCTGCCAGATGAGGGATCAGCGGGATATTGAAGGGGTCAATGACACCCCCTCCGATATGCACCGGCCCCACGTCAATGGACGGGACTCCAATCTGTATGCCGTTCAGGAAGCTGAACAGGCCATTGATCACGTCAATGACCCCGTTCACCACTCCGGTGATGATGCCGACTACCGCATTCCAGGCATCAGTCGTAGCCTTGACCAGCCCGTTCCATGCATCAGTAAAGAATTTGACTACCCCACTGAGGGCCTGAGTAATCGCAGCCCACGTCTTTTTCAGGAAGGAAAAGATCGCGTCCCAGTTACTGATGATCAGGGCCGCAATCACGGCTACTGCCACTGCCAGGGCCGTGAAGGGATTACTGAGCAGGGCCAGCTTCAAGAGGTTGAAGACGACGATCACACCCTTGAACGCAGTCACCAGCTTGCCGACCACAAAGATGGTAGGACCGATCGCGGCCACGATCAGGCCCACGGTCACAATGAATTGCTGCACCGCTGGGTCAAGGGACGTGAAGAAGCGAGCAAGCTCACTGATCTTCTGAGCGACAGCGGCGATAGCCGGCAGGAAGATCGCACCCAGGTCCTCCCCCGCATTCGTCAAGTCTTCAAATGCCTGAGCCGCCTGCCCTGCTGAGGTACTTTGAAGAACCTCATTTGTGCCCTTATACCGCTCCTCAATAGCGGCCAGGATGACTTCCTGCGCCCCCAGCTGATCACCGGACTCCTGGAGAGCCTTGACCTGTTCCTTCTGAGCATCAGTGAAGATGATCCCGGCTCTGGCCAGCCGTGCCAGTCCAGCCTCAGGATCGGCAAGAGCCTTGCCGAAGGTAGTAGTAGCCTGTACCGCGTCCTTGCCAGTGGCAGCGGCATAGTCGAGTGCACCTTGCAGGGCCCGATCAAAGGCATCGCCGGACACTGCTCCGAATGAGAGCAGGACCGCCTCCGACTCCCTGATCTTCTCATCATCGAAGACCGTTGCCTCACCCAGCACATCGGCCTGATCATTGAGCTGCTGGAGCGTCTTGCCCGACTTCTTGCCCATAGTGGCATAGGCAGCCGTGAGCTTGGCAGATGACTTCTCAGCCTCCAGAGCCATGGCCGTGGAGGCAGCCCCTATTCCCAGCAGGGGCACCGTAACAAACTTCGTGAGGTTGGCGCCTGTCTTTGCCAGCCCTGCACCCAGGCCACTGAGCTTCTGTGCTCCCTTGACCTCGGTATCAACGATCAGCTTGAGCGTGCTAGCCACGGATCACAGCCTTTGCCACCTGATCATCTATCCAATCCTCGCCCGCTCCGATGGTAGCAGCGTCAGGATTCTCAGCAGAGGGCAGCAGCCAATACCCGCGACTGTTACGGGGCCGGTGAAACTGGAGGTAGATATCGGAGCCGAATTCACTGCCCATGCTCACCTCTGAGGGGGCACCCCCGGTAAGAGGCAGGATCGTTCCCCGTTGAACGCCCATATTCTCAGCCGCCATCTGAGCCTGTGGAGTAGGCCGTAAGCCGGCTGCTGCCTGAGCCTGTCGGAGCAGAGCCTGTGCATATGCCTCTGAGAGCCCATCAGACGCCCGCAGACGGTCTTGAAGGTCGTCAAGGACCTTCTGTACCTCGCGGGTGCTATGGACCGTTCTGGAGGCCATCAGCGTTTCTTTGCCCTCTTGCGTGCCTGCCGGTTCGCTTCCCGAACCTCCAGGTCCTGATGCCGTAGGAAAGCAAGATACATGGGCACGGGCATGCCCTGCGGCATGGGCCCGACAATCAGCTCGGGGCTGAGTCTCCAGTGGCGGGAGAATTGGGCGAGCTTGCGCCAGTGTCTGCTTTTGGGCTATCGGCTGACAGGACCTCTCCCAGCTCGGAGGCCAGATAGATGGCATCCACCGGGCGTACCCGGTCAAGCGCCTCCTTGCCATAGCCCTGACGCTCAGCCGCAGACTCAAAGGCCGCGCCGGCCACCTCTGCCCCCTGTGCCTGGGTCGCCCCACCGGGGATGGCGGCAAAGATATCGCGGGCCGTCATACCGCCCAGGATGGTATCTATCTCATCCCGGCGCAGAAAATTAGTCGCCTCTGACAATGCTTCCATGTCTCACCTCTACGGTTGTTAGCTGGCCGTTTCCGGAGTCACTGCACTGGTAACGGGAACGTCAAAAGAATAGGAGCGCGCTTCTCCGGGCTGATCGGGACCATACAGGCCGGGGTTGAAGCTGACAAAGGAATTGAAGACACGCATCGTGGTATCGGTACCCTTGTCCTGGAGGTGGAATTCGACCGGAGCTCCCACGAGTGGAGCCCAGCGCGCAAGCGTCTCGTCATTCACCGCCACTTCCAGGGTGCAGGAAACCTCAAGGTCCCCAGGATTCTGGAAGGTGCCGCAGAAGGTTGTCGTCGTACTGAGCGGTACATCGGGCGACAGCTCCACACTCACCATGTCGCAGCTAACGTCAATCGGGGAGCCTGACGGATCGCCCGCCGCATCGAGCTCCTGTGCCACAAGCGTGGGCCGATAGACAATGATCGGATTATCGGCCATTACTCAGGGCCTCCATTGCTGTACGTGAGCCTCAATCTAGCTGCCAAGAATGGTACGCCGGTTGACTGATCAACGACAGGCCCCTCAGCCTGAACCCAATTCCAGGGACTGACAAGCGCTGCGATGATCTTCAACAGCATTGATCGTAGCATGGCAATGCCATCTTCCGGGGTACTGGCCGACACTACGCATACCACCGCGTAACGCTCCAGGTCAAAGCACATCCGATCAGGACTGATCCACGGCGTGTCAGGCCGGATGACCGCAGCAGGAGCTGTGATCTTGGCATGAGGGGCAGCGTAGATATTCAGCCCTGCCGGCATGTCGGGAATATCCGCGATCAGGGTACGTAGATCGTCTGACGGATCACTCATGCTATGCCGAAGGTCTCACGCGCCCCGAAGATCAGCCGCTCGTAATGCGGGTTACTGCGGGCAACGTAGATACCGCCGGTATCAAAGATGGCCGCTACCCCGTGAGGTGCGTCAGGAGCTTTCCAGCAGGCCACTGCCAGCAGCAGGGCCGCTTCATGCAGGGAAGCAGTCACCAGCACCTCACCGGAATCCACGTCAGGATCACGGCCCACGTCAAGCAAGACCTGTTCAACAGCCGCGTCAATCGCTAGCTGAACGTCAGGATCGTCAGCGGGCTGAGTAATCCCCAGCCGCTGACGTACCTGAGCGTTCGTCGGCCAGTCGGCCACTGTTCAGCTTGCGAGAGCGTAGGTCGTGAACGCCGCCGGATACAGGGGTGCAAACCAGATCATGCCGACCAGACCCACGTCGCGGCCTGCCTTTTCGGGAACGTCAGCCGTCAGCTGATACGTACCGTCCTCAACCCAATGGAAGCCCTGCGAGGGACCGATCACGATATCCACGCTCTCATCATCGAGAGCCGGAACCCAAACCGGGACCATGTTGAAGCCATTGGGGCCGGAGGGCCCGCCAGCAGTCAGCCCACTGATACCCGCCATACCCGGATACAGGGGCGTTCCACCGCCGCCGGTTGGGCTCTTAGCGTCAATGAAAGCGACCATTGCCGCCGTGCTCAGCAGCAGCCTATTCGGCAACAGGCCCGGACGATTCAGGGCAGCCGCCGCACCATTCTGGAACGCCTCACCGAAGCTCGGGTTTTCGGGATCAAAGGTCCCGGTTCCCTCAACAACAGCAGCCGTGCCAAGCAAAGCGTCAAGCCCTGCATCGTCGGTCACGATCGCGTATGCCTCACCCAAGAGGTTAGTCCACAGGTTCAGGAAGTCGGGAGAGCTCCGCTTGATCAGCTGAATGCTCAGGTCCCCGACCCCACCGTACGTGTTCATGTTGAACGTGTCAGACGAGATAACAGTCTTCTGAGAAGCAAGCTCAGTCTTCTCAGTCGTCTGCTTGCCAACCTCAGGCCGCTGCGTGATCTTCGGGACCCGCCACACTTCCCCAGCTGGCGGGGTTGTATCACGGGTCATGGCACTCAGGAAGGGCCTGCTTGAGTCAATGATCCCGATAATGCTGGAGGTTCGCATCTCGGGAATGACGCCCAGGTTATCGCTGCTGATCACGTCATCAACCGTGAAGCGACGAGCGTCAACCTCAGCCCTGAGCAGATCAGTGCCGAATTTAATCGTCCGCTCCTCCTCAGCCTTGAGGGAATCGGGAACGGTCAAACTGTTCGCCGCGATCCGATCCTGCAAAGCGTCAAACCGCTCTTGGATGCTGGCCTGCATGGCCTTGAACGCTGCCTCTGTCACCTCGGGCTCGGGCTGTGAAGCCTCCACCGGGGCCTGATCTTCTGCCACTTGTGAAGCCTCCATTACGCTTAGCACGCGAGCCGTGGGATAAGCCGGCATCCAAGTCGTTGAAACCTCAAGAGCTCGGGCCTTGCTAAATCCGGTGTGAGTGTAACGCATCCGCCCATCAGTCAAGCGGTCTTTGCGATAGTCGCTTGAATCAAAGGCAACCGATACACCGTCCTCTACGCCGTCCCTGATCAAAGCAAGCTGCTCATCCGCCGCCGCAGTCTTTGACAGGCGGAACGTCATGTGCGGGCCATCGTCCTCTTCACTCAGGACAATGCCCCGGCCTGTGGGCGGGTCCTGGTGCCTCTGCCGAAAGACAAAGCGAGAGGGCTCAAGGTCCTTGAACGCACCCCGCTCAAAGCGGTGCAGCCCGGATGCCTGCTCAGCGTCCGTGTCCCAGGGCATGAGAAAAACGGAAACCTCCCGCTTATCCTCGTCAAAGCTGAGGATTTTACCGTCAAGCTGTAGCTGCTCTGTCACTGGGGAACCTCGATGCCGGTTGGAATTGATTGTAGCGGCATGGGTTCAAGCTCAGCAGACTCGTCAAAGCCAACCCGCCGCGCTGCTTCCTCAGCCTGCATGCCGGCTGTAACAAGCGTGCTGTACACGTCCGCTTGAGTCTTGATATCGGCCCTGAAGAGCTCGTCGGTATTGAATCGTGCCGTAGTACCGCGAGCCAGAGCATCGCTTACCGCGTCCTCGATCGGGACCATGTAGCCCGGTTTGATACTCGTGCGTACCGCGTCAACAAAGACCTCGCCCACGTTCTGATAGGTCAGGCTGCTACCAGGGCTTGAGTAATTGAGCAAATGAGCATTGAGGCCGAACATGGTCGCGGCATTGCCTGAGGAATGCTGCCTGCTTTCCAGGAGCTGAGCCGATTCAGGATTGACCTGATGCGGAACAATATCCATGCCGCTGTCAGCGATCCTGAACGTGTTGCCCACTCGATCCGTGACCCCCTCAGCCGCTGCAAAGTCGCCCACTTTCAGGTACTGATCATGGAGCCTGCGGGCCTCGTCTGCCGTCAAGCGACCAGGCACCTTGCCTACCGTAGCCGGCGCACCTCCCTCTGAGAAAAAGCGGGCTGCCCACTCCTCAGCCTCAACCGCCGCAGACAGAGCAGCCCCACACATCTGCAGGGGACCGAAACCCCGAATGCCCCACGGATCACGAGCAAAGAAGCCGTGTACCACGTCAGCCGGATCAAGCTTCATGTTCCTCCAGGTGTAATCACGGAGGAAGGGAACAGTCGTATTCCAGGCCACTGTGACCTCAGCCGGAGGCAGGATCATCAGCTTACGGGCCCGACCATCGTCAAGATTGCGATCAACAATGCGCCACAGGAATTCGCCCCGCGTACACAGGCCCCAGGCCGTATCGCGCCAGAAGTCGCGGGCCGTGCCGTCGAGCCCGGGGCGAGTGCAGAGGGCCGGCTGATCGGGAAGCTTCCTGCTATCCCGGTACGCTTCCATGAGGAGCATGCCGATCGTATTGCTGATCAAGGTGCAGGCCCTGAATACGGCAGGCACTGACAGTGCCTCTCGAATGCTGGGCGGATTCCAGGAGCCTAGCCTGATGCCCTGGACCGCTGCCAACTGCTCGGTCAATCCGGGGGAATCAACGAAAGAGTCAATGGCAAAGGCTGATTGAAGCTGAGAACGAATCAGTCGCACGGGGGAAGTATATACACCCCTCGATGAAGGGGAACCCCCGGTAAGGGAGGAGACCGGGCACGTAGAGACCGGAGGTACCTTTACCGGGGGGCTATTCGGTTGTCACCATATTGTAGGGGGTCCCTGCAAGGGCTCACCAGCCAGCCAAACGGCACGGATCGCGGACAGTACCCCGGTGATCGGGCGGTGAGCATCGGCCCGGTCCGCTATGAAGGCCGATGCACTTACCGGCTTACGAGCGGTGTACGGCATGTCCTCGCTGATCCGATCAGCCCATTCCCACTGGAGCTGGCCTGTCTCAATGCTCCTGACGAATTGCTCAGACGCATTGGCAAAGGCTGATCCGGTCAGCGGCTTGGCCTCAGGAAAGAATCTGGCAAGGTGCTGATCGGTCCAGGGGTCAAAGGCCACTCCCTCAACCCCTGCTTGCAAGGCCGCATCCCTGAGCTCTAGCCCGAAAGCGTCAAGGTCAACCGGCTCCCCTGTTACGTCTGCCAAGCTCATGAGTCCTATGGAACCATCTCCCTGAGCCCATGAGAGCGCCGCTGAGGCTCTAGAACCGTCCGGCGATACGCTGATACCCATTGCCGGATGGAGGGGCGTGGCGGGCGTCCTGTGACACGCTGTCCAATATGCATCGAGTACCAGTCGCGGGGCATCGGTGATAACCCAGCGGCACAGGTGCTCTGTCTCCCAGCCGGCCATATTGCCACTGGCCTTGAACGATGCGTAGTACGTCTGCAGCCGCTCGAGCGTGATCGTATGTCCCAGGGCCGGGTTAGCCTGCTGCCAGCCGGCGATATCACCCGGATCAAGGTCCATGTCAGCGGACCATTCCAGGTAGGCCAGGGCTGCATCCTTGCCGGCCCTGCTGCGAATGTCATTGAGCACCACGCTCTCCACGTTGCCGGCATTGCTCAGGTACAGAATCTGAGGGTTGGCACTGGCAACAGTCGTCGGCTTGGCAGCGTAGAAGAATTCCCAGCCCCGCTGCTCTCTGACCTCGTCAAGAATCAGGTCATCAGCATCGTTGCCACGGATGCCGTGCTTAGGGGCCACGATCTTATAGCGTCCCCCATTGGGCAGGGCTACCTCTTCCTGACCGTTTGCCATCCTGACGCGGGCTGAGCCCCGGGGAAAGCTGCCCCCTACGCGCTCGAAGATACGGCGCGGGATGATCCGGTCCTGGGCACTGTGCAGGATGCGCCGCCCCTCGCTCATGCGCTTGCGGATCAGGGGCGCGAGCATGGTGCTCTTGCCGTTCTGCCGTGCGACGACGGCAGCGACCTCGGGGAACAGGTATTGACCGTCTTCCCGCTTGCTCTCAGCGATCGCTAGTGCGTACTCCTGCCAGGGCAAGAGCTCGAGCTGCATCAGGGCAGCGTGCTTGCGTATCTCTTCCAACGGGACCGGGTCAAGGTCAACGCCGATCCGGGGTAATGGGGACCCTTGCAGTACGGAATCGGTGACAGTCAACGGATAATCTGCTTGAAGGGAGGTAAATTGGGGACAGGAGCCTCTTTC